GCAGCTGCAGTAATATACCCGTTGTCTGCTGCTTCACATGCTTTGGCAAAGTTTCTTCTGTATCCATAAGTTTCAATCCCTTCTTTGAGCATTCGACGAGACATTCCCTCGCCCATTCGTCCTAGTCCAATAATTCCTACCTTCATCCTTTTACCTCTTTTTGAAAATATTCTGGGAGCGGACATCCCTTAAAATCGTTTATCTCATCGACTGATAGGACAAACATAGTACAAAACCCTAGACAAAAAGCAAAAAGCATCTGAGGAAAGTTATAGTTCCCCATATGTGCCGTAGGATCAGGTTCATCATTATGGGGATGAATCATTTTACTGATCTCTTCCGCCCGCTTTTTCTTTTCCTTATCGTCTGGGTTATTTTTCATAGCAAGTTTTTCTTCTGAATTGCTATCAATGTTTCATATGGAATCCATGCTGGACTTTCATTATCAAACTGAACTTGAACTTCAGTTATCACTGTCTCGCATTGTTTTGAATACGTTTGTCTAGTATTCTTGACATAGGACAATGGGTTATACGTTTTCATTTAATCTCCTACCAACGGCTCCGACCTTTCTTCGCTCAAGTTCTTCAATGATATCACTCAATTCATTATAGAAAGCATCACCAACTGTGTAGTGTGATCTTCTATAATCGATGGCATCGATCATCAATGCGTAATCTTGCTGCGAAAAGTCTGGCATAAACTTTGTCATTTTAGTGAGGGGCTATTTGTCTTTTAATAACATTTGTTCAATACGATGCCGCATTCTTGCGGAATCTTTCTTCTCATCTTTCTGAGAGTATCCATTCTTTTGATGAAGAATCATATGACCATGATAAAACATCGTGGCCGCAAATATCAATGCTAAAAGTATTCCTGTTATATCAAGAACATGAGGGTTCATGACAGAGTTTTAATAACTTCATCTCGTACTTTATCTATAATATCTTGCATCATATTAACATCAATACCCATAAAGGGTGGTATCATTCCTATCACTCTGAAGAATCCTTCAGAAAACAATGCCAAGAAACATATGCCAAGAATAGCACTAATGATAGATGCGTTGCGATTGTGCTGATTAATGGCACGATCAACAGCTTTATCAATCATCTCCTGCACTTCTTCTTTTGTTATGTGGTTGGGAGGATCAACCTCCTCCCCACGCCAGATCCATTTCTTAGACATTGATCATCTCCATAGCATCATGTAATTCTTTTGAATGATGTAATTCATCGTTCAAAATCTCAAGGATTTTGTCGTCATGGCCATGCAAAGCAAGATACTTTGCGTAAGTTTCTGCTGCATGAATTTCTATTTCATAAGACAAATGGTATGCAGACTTAGGAGCCATCCAATAATATACCACATTGATCCAATAATAGGCAAGTACGAGATGTCTGGCAAAGAAACGATCAATCCAATAAGAATTACCACCCCTACTTTCCATGTATTCCAAATGCTCTGTCTCATTTAGAGTTTGTGCAAAATGTTCTTTCATCAAGTATAGATGCTGCGGGCCTCTCAAACCTAAAGATTCTCTTAAATGTAAAACACTTAAGAAAGCGAAGTATGGTGCCCGTGCTATCTCCTCCAAAACCCAAAATCTTTGAAAGTCTCTACCTCGATAGAGAAAATCAATGATTGCTACAGTGAAATTTAAAACAACAATGTTAATAGTGTTCATAAGTTTCCTGCGATTGGATAGGCGTTATTCAATCCCCAAACAACTAAAGATGTTATTGTTCCAAAAATTACAATAGTCTTAATCAACATGTACATGGCCAATCATTCCAGCTCCTTTATGTGGTCCACACCAGTAAGTGTAGTCACCGGGCTCTGGAAATGCAACTTCAAAGTCTTCACCTGGTAACATTGCCAGGGATTCATGACCTAATTCAGGATGATCTTCAACAATTACATTATGTGGAGGTAACATATTGTTGACAAAATGAATTGATTCTCCAGCAGAAATACTGACTTCTGCTGGTTCAAATACTAAATTTCCGCCAGCACCCATCATTACATCTACAGCCCAAGCAGGTGTAGCAAGAAACAGTGTGACGAATAGTGCGAAAAGAAACTTCATTAAGTTTATGCAACTACACTATCTATATTTTAAATATTAATTCTAAGTATATGTAACTCTCGTTTGTTTTGAGACCCTAACCTTTTGTTGTTGGTTTTACGGGTGGTTCTCCATCTTTTGTACTGAACTGAATTGGTGCTTGTTCTACACGAATTGTTTGAGCAGGAGCAGTCTGAGCAGCTGCTGCAATTAATTTCTCTAAATCTGCTTTACTAATTCCCCCTCCTGATGCTCCATTAGCACCATTTTTCTTTGCTGTCTGGACTCCGAAAGTAGCCAAAACCCCAGTAAAAACAGAGGCTATAAAGGTAGGATCCAGTTTTTGTTCTGGAATTCCTAAAGCGGGAGGAAGTTTAATATACGCCAGAGTAAGTATTCCACCACTCCAAATAAGAATACCAAGACGAACAAAAGTAGAAAGTATAGCAAGTTGTTCTTCAGAATCTTCAACTTTCTCCTTTAATTTTCCAAGTGGACCTTTCGTATCTTTTTTGATTTCTTCAGCCATTGAAATGGTAGCAAGGTAATTTTATTTAGAAATAAATCCCTTTTCAACTAACCATTCGCGGGTCATTGGTGTGGGGTCATAATCAGTCCACATAGTCCCAGCAGCGCAGGACTCAAGGGCTGCTGCAGTCATACCTTCTGTATGACCTGCCCAGTATGCTTCTTTCTCCCAGGGAATTGCCTCTGGTTGTGACTTATAAGCATCCTTTGCAATCGCCTGATACATCCTTGGAACTTCTTCCTCAGGTTTGATGATAGCAATGAAGTTGTTCTCGATTGTTCCTGCCATACAGTCTTGTGCAGCGTGCCATCCTTCATGACGCATCACTGACATCATAGTGCCAGGACGATGTATATGAGCAACATTCAGAAAGAAGTTATTACTTACAGTATGATAAACACCCCGATGACCAATCGGGAAGTATCGCATGTCTGCTAGAAAAACCTTAGCTCCGACCTTATTAAGTGATCGGACGAGAGAGTTAAACTCATCAGCAACAAAACTATAATCAATATCAGCCAGTTCCTCATGCTTGTTGAGGTCAGAAACTGTTTTAAGTTCTTGAACATGATCGGTGCATTCCCTGAGTAACATGCATCCCATTGAATGGTTCGTGAAGTATTCCTCTTTTTTAATTGGATCGGCAAAGGCAGGAACAGTCATACCATGAGCCATTCCAAGAAGTAAACCAGCAATAATATGTCTAATCATGGAAAAACAACTCCACCAGTCGTAGGAGGAATAACATTACCAGTAGCATCTGGAATCTCTGGCATCGCTCCATCCAGAAGGTCTGGAAGAGCATCAGTAATTGCTGCTGTTGCTGCCTTTGTAACCCTTTCCTTTACGTTCTCAATAATTGAATCTCTATTAAGATAAACAAAGGCACCAGTTCCAACAATGGAACCAGTGCCTACGAATGAGATTATTGCCAAAACATTAATAACTTTTTGCATGATAATACCAACTAATCAGTCTCTATTTAGCATACCTTGACCAGAGTTCCATCCTCCAGGTCCTTCATGATAGTTTTCAGATCCACCAGGAGGATCAAGTTTAAGTGTAGTTGCACCCTTAGTTGCTATTTCATACATCTTTTGATGAATGTCTTTTGATTCTTTACTTGAATTGTAGTAGTTAAGTGCATCTGCTTTGAATGCTTCTGCTTCTCTCTCCATATAATCTTTATTAGAATCAGAGATAACTGCTGGACCAAACCATTCATCATCTTTCAATACTTGTGGTGCTGGTATGGTTTTATGTTTTGGCCTATTTAAATTGAAGGGAATGATTGGAATATTGATACCAGCAACTGATAGGGAATCTTTTTTAGGAAGCATAGATTTTACTTTATCTTTGAGTTTATTTAACAATTTCATGAGAGTACAAGTTTATTCGTGTATTGATAAGAATATATTTCCCTCTTTCCCTTAATGCCCCAACCAAGCCATTGATATGCTGGTTTCATATAGTAAGAAACTGAATATCCACCCTTCTCAAAAGAAGGAAGTGCTTTAACAAAAGCATACTCACTAATCATATATCTAGTCTGACAGTCAAGAGCACTAGGATCGCAATTATATCTATTAGCAAAGTTCCCTAACCCACGATAACGGTTCTCAGTAGTCCACTGGATGATTCCATAGCCACCGCGATGGCAACGATCGTAAGGAACTCTAGCACCTCCCTCGCATATGTTGGAAATGAACTTACTCTCTTGTTGGATGTTACCCATAATCGTTGCAAGAGAGTTGCGGTCTTTGATATTTGTTTTTTGTTGGAGTTGTTCGAGTACATACTTTTCTTCTGAGGTACACTCAGGACATTTCCAGATTGATTTAACTGGAGTTATCGATACTTTCTCACTTAGAGTTGTAGGTGTAGATGCAGAGTCATTACTGTCCTTCACTTCTTCTACAAAGTTTTTGCCACCCTCATAAAGAGATTTGCCAAATTGAATGAGGGCAGCATCACTAATTAAAGGATAAGAAAGGCGGCCTAAGAAAAGTAATACAATTCCACCAAGTAACCTAGTCATTAAAAAGGAGCACTGAACGGCCCCTACTATAAACTATTCAGTTTTGTCTGTCAAGGACTGGGAACAGTTGCGGGAATCATCATACCGCCCCCAAAATCGTCATCATCATCAACATCTACATCACTCAATACGGACATCAGAATAAAACCGCCTAGTAATGAGAGTGCGAGGACTAACATATCAATCACCAGATTCCTGGGATGAGTTGTCCCGTAGTGGCATAGGATCCCATGGCTGCGATTACACCAAGCATAGCGGCCCAACCATTAATGCGTTCTGCTTTTTCGTTCATTGTTTTCCTCCAAAGTTTTGTTGTAAATAATTACTTCTTTACCATCATGGGTAAATACTAGTTCGTCATCATGACCCCAACAAAGTTCTTCGTATAGGGCATTTAGTTTTTCCATGTCTTCATAGAGACCTTTAGGATTTGGCATATGAAAATAATCTAGCAACTATCGTATATATTACCCCGGAAGTTCGAGATAAAATTTAGTTTGATCTCCAGGGGTGTTCTCATAAATGGAAGAATCTCCATATTGTTTATGATCTTTATATCCTACCATACGACCCTTGGTATTTTGAAGGGCTGGCATGAATACAATATAAAAGAATACTCCTGGTGCTCCGATGAATACAACGGAGACAATCACATAATACGTTAGCAACTCAGTTAGATTGGACATTAGTAAGTTTCTGCAAGTTGTTGAACT